CATTTTTAGAATGTTCTCAAGAACTGAGAATTGCTGAATTTGAAGCCCATTTAAACGGTTTAGAACAACCTGACCCGATGCAAATAATAGCAGGGTATTTCGATGATAAAAACTTTTTAATCAAGGAGATCGAATGTTAGACAATCATAATGCAGAAACAGGAGACTTGAATTTCCTGCCTGAAGATTATAAGCCACCATCTACAACTGGTGGTTGGTTAAAGCCTGAATCTGGTGAAACTCATAAAATACGAATAATGGGTTCATTTGCAAAAGGAACAGAAGGTGTTCTTTGTTGGGAAGGTTGGAATATAACTGAAGAAGGTAAACGACAGCCAATGAGAAAACCTTACAATTCGGAAGGTTACGATCAAATCCATGGTTACGATGAGAAAGGGAAGCCGAAACATTGTTGGATTGTTCAGGTTTATCATTATGAAAGCGAAAGCGCAATGATTTGGGCTATTCCTCAGCGAACTATTCAAGAGCAGATTAGGTTTTTTACTCTTGATCCAGATTGGGGAAATCCTATGAATTACGATTTGAAAATAGGTCGTGAAGGTTCTGGACTTGAAACGAAATGGCGTGTCTTAACTGGTAATAAGAAATCTGAGCCAACTAAGGCAATGAAGTCAATTATTGAAAAAGCAAAGATTGATGTTTCACAAGTGTTTGCAAAAGATGGATTTGGCGATAATCCATTTGGAGCATTGAGTGAATCTAAAGACGATTTACCGTTTTGATGATTCCTTGTCAATCATGCGGAGGATCGGGCGAAATATTTATTTATTGTCAGGAAGATGAATATGATCTTCACGGACAATGTAATGAGTGTGGAGGTTCCGGTTTTCTGCATGAATCAGCCGATCCAGATATAGAAAGGGAGGTAATTTATTATGAAGAATAATATTGAGTATTATCGCCATAGCGCTCAATCGGATTCACATCCTAAATTTAAGATGCTTCGTAATGAATATGGTTGGGCTGGTGAAGGAAAGTTCTGGGCATTAAATAATAGAATTGCTCAAGCGGAAGACTGTTTATTAGATATTTCTAAAAAGTACAATAAAGCAAGTCTAGCAAATGATCTTGAATTTAAGGTTGATGAACTAGATCAGTTTATTCAATTCTTGATAAATGATTGTGAGCTCGTCTTTATGACAAAGGACGGATTCTTAACTACAAAGGTTATCCAAGAAAACTTTCTTAATGTTCAGGATAACAGGAAAAGGAATAAGGCTTTTTATGAAAAAAGTCTGCTTAAAGACAAAGTAAATGAACTTAAACAGACTGAAGCTAAGATTCAAGATACTGAAACAGATATTCAGTTAACTGAATTGATACAAAGTAAAGTAAAGGAAAGTAAAGTAAAGGAAAGTAAAGTAAATCAAGATGCAATTAATTTCATAATTGCTGACCTCAATGAAAGATTAGGTACTAAATATTCTGCTTTTGGTAATAAAACTCAGGAAATCATTATGGCTAGAATGAATGAAGGATTCAAAAGAGATGATTTTATTACTGTAAACGAGAAGAAGTGTGCCGAATGGATGCAAGATAATGAGATGTGTAAATTCTTGAGACCTGAAACTTTGTATTCTAGGAAGTTTGAAGGATATCTTAATCAGCTTACAGCAGTAGCACTAAAACCTGTTGACAAAGTAAAGTCAGCATTTGATGAACTTGAACAAAGAGAAACGAAATATGGTAGCGAAAGAGGAATTAGAAGCGATTATGAAAAGGCTCTCAGCGATATATCCAAATCAACCAATGTCGCCAGAATTAATTGAAGACTGGATAATTGCATTTGAAGATATGAATTTTGTTCAAATGTCTAATGGTCTTGTGAGATGTTTGCGAGAACATACAAGCGGGTTCTTTCCCGATCCAGCAACTTTTAGAACTTATTGTACGAAGAATGGAAAACTTCAGGAAGTAAAACAGATTGAAAAAGCTATAGATCCTGTACCAATGCCACAAGCTTTTAAAGACTTATTTAAGCAATTTAATAATAAAATATCAGTTTAATTTACTTTTTTCTTGACAGCAAATAATATATAGTTCACTTTAAGAATATATAGTTAACTTTCTGAGTTTATTATTTGCGAATTCACGAACTAATAATAGGGACTCTCCAAGGCGAAGGTTCCAATACTGGAATGCCTTGCGATTTTGTTCGATTACACGGATGCAATGTCGGGTGCTGGTTCTGTGACACCGGCTATTCTAAAGAAAATCTTCATGGTTCTAAGATTCCTTTCTCAAATTTATCTTTTTCCCAAATTTCAAATAAACTCAAATCTTATAATATCGTTATTTCTGGTGGTGAGCCAATGCTTGCAAATGATTTGCCAGAGTTCTGCGAGCATTTGATTAACTGTGGAAAAAGAGTTTTTATTGAAACATCTGGAACTGCTTGGAAAGAATTACCACCTGAAGTTTGGATTACTTTATCGCCGAAAAATAATGTTTCAAAATTAAAAACAAAACAGGTTGCATGGGATCAAGCTGATGAAGTTAAGTTTATAGTCTCATGTGAAACACCTTTTGAATCAATAAAAGACTTTAAAGATATTATTTGGAACTTACGCCAGGATTTATTTTTCCAGCCAGAAGCATCAGAATATTTTAATGATGGTGATATGAATAATATCGTTGAATTATTGCAAACCATTCCAAATTCTAAATTATCTCTTCAAACTCATAAAATTCTGAATCTACCATGATTGAATGTACGAGGCGTTTAAAATTTGATGCAGGGCATAGAGTTCATTTACATGAATCTAAATGTAGAAATGCTCATGGTCATCAGTATATTGTTTTTATTCATGCAACAGCGGAATACTTAGATAAATTAGGAAGAATAATTGATTTTTCTGTATTGAAAGAAAAGTTTAATAGTTGGATAGATCAAAATTGGGATCATGGTTTTATATATTATGAAAAAGATAAAGAAATGGAAGAAGCATTAAATATGATCGAAGGCCAAAAGAAATTTGCTTTACCTTACAATCCAACCGCTGAAAATCTAGCAAAATATCTGCATTCTGTTGTTGCTGTAGATGCAATGAAAGATACAGGAATAACAATTAGCAAGATTGTAATTTGGGAAACTGAAAACGCATTTGCAACAGTTACATAATGGAAGGACATAAAGAAAGTATAATTCGTTCACTTTATAAAATGATTAAATACATAGGTGACGATCCGTTAAGAGAAGGAGTTGCTGAAACACCGAAAAGAGTTGTTAAATCTTGGGAAACTATATTTGGAGGTTATAAGCAAGATCCAAAAAATATTTTAAAAACTCAATTCGTGGCAGATTATGACGAAATGGTTGTTCTTAAAGATATAGAATTCTATTCAACTTGCGAACATCATATGTTGCCATTCTTTGGTAAGGCTCATATTGCATATTTACCTGAAGGAAAAGTAGTTGGAATATCGAAATTAGCACGACTTGTTGAAATATATGCAAGGCGGTTACAGATTCAGGAAAGGTTGACTACACAGATTTCTGAAGCAATTATGCAAAATCTTAAGCCGTTAGGATGCGGAGTAGTAGTTGAAGCAAAGCACTTTTGTATGGTATGCAGAGGTGTGGAGAAACAGAATAGCGTAATGATGACTTCATCGTTGGTAGGTAATTTTAGAGATAGATTAGTGAGACAGGAATTTTTCAAATTAATTAATCATGGATAAAAAAGCATTAGTAATATTCTCAGGTGGTCAAGATTCAACTACTTGTTTGGCAATAGCAAAAGCAAATTACGAAGAGGTTCATGCAATTACGTTTGATTATGGTCAAAGACATGAAATAGAAATCACTTGCTCAGAAAAGATTGTAAAAGCATTAGATATTAATTCACATGAAGTAATTAAATTAGGAAAGATTTTAAAAGGTACTTCTCCGCTGATTTCTGATTCAAAACTAGGTAAATATAACTCCCCCGAGGAGCTTCCAACAGGCGTTGAACCTACTTTTGTAGCTGGGCGTAATATCCTATTTTTAACGATTGCATCTAATAGAGCTCACGTTCTTGGAATAAAAGATATATTCACAGGAGTTTGTCAGGAAGACTTTGCAGGATATTGGGATTGCAGACAAGACTTTATTGATGAAATGCAGAAAGCAATCTCTCAAGGGATTCATGGTAATAATGATGAATTTAAAATTCATACTCCGTTAATGGATTTGACTAAAGGAGAAAGTGTTCAACTTGCAGTAACGTATCTCAAAGACGATTTGGAATCAATAATGGGATTGACTCATACTTGTTATGATGGTCGGTTTGGTGGTTGTGGTAAATGTCATGCGTGTGTATTAAGAGATAGAGGATTTGATGAAGCAGGAGTTGCCGATCCGCTTTGGAAGTATAGATATTAATGAATTTATATTTAGCAGGGGCTAATCCAGTAGAGGGTTTTGACTTATATACTAATGTAAAAAGCCGATTGTTCTCCTATGTAGAAAAACCTAGTTTAAAAAAGATTAAAGCTGAAACAGAACACAGATATACAAATCTAATGATAGATTCTGGAGCTTTTTCTGTTTGGTCAAGAGGGAAAGTAATTAGGGTTGAAGAGTATGCAGATTTTATTATTCAGTCAAAAAAGGAATTTAAAGATATTAAGAACTTATACTACGTAAATCTGGATGTTATTGGAGACGAAAAAGGGACAAACAAGAATCTTTCATATTTAGAAAAAAGAGGTTTAGAGGTTTTGCCAGTATTTACTTACAAAGCATCATTTCAAGAATTGGATAGATTGATAGATAAGTATGGGTACATATTGTTTGGTGGTCTGGTTCCGCTAAAAGGTAATACTCTCATTAAATGGCTGGAACCTTGTTTTGCAAGAATTTTAAAACATTATAAAAAGACAGGCAAATTATTAAAAGTTCATCTTTTAGGAATTACAAAAGACAAAATACTAAATCGTTATCCTATTTATTCTTGCGATTCAACAACTTGGTTGCAAGTAGTGAGGTTTGGACACATCGTAAAATCTGCAGGAATAGGAAAAGAAATGCCATTGAGATCAAAAAGTTCTGCTGCTAAAAGGGCAAATGTTTATGCTTTAAGGAAGGCTGTCGAACACTTTATGAAAATGGAGCAAGAGGCAACTAATTTATGGAAATATAGAGGAATAGAATTTGATGAGTAAAATTAATATCGATGTAAAAATTGTAGGAATTGAGGATGTATTCCCTAATCCTTGGAACCCAAATATTCAATCAGTAAGAGTAGAAGAAGCAACCACAGAATCGATTGGTATGTTTGGTATGCTTGATCCTTTAACAGTGAGGCCACATCCTGAAGAACAAGGGAAATTTCAAATTATTGATGGAGCGCACCGTCAAGCATCTTGTATGAAATTAGGCTACAAAGAAATACCTGTAAATATTGTTCATGGTTTAACTGAAGGTGAAGCAAAAAAGCTAACAGTAATTGCAAATGAAACTAGGGGCTACGCAGAGAAGACAGCATTAGCAGATTTATTATCCCAAATACAACCAGAGTTTGGAGAAGACTTAATTCAGGGTCTTCCTTATTATGCGAGCGAATTAGAAGATTTACTTCAAATGGCTGAACACGATTGGGAAGATTATAACTCAAACTTTGACGGTACAGCTGACGAAACAGATAGTGTAGAGCAATTTATTATTACTCATCCTCAAGAAGGTGCAGAATCTTTTGATACTGCTTTGAATGTATTTTTAGAGAAATATCCAAGTGCAGAATTAAACAGGAATTAAATGGCAGGACGGAAAACGATATTAACAAAAGATTTAATTCATAAGTTTGAAGTCCTATTATCCGCTGGAAATTATGTAGTTACTGCCTGTGGTACACTTGGGATTTCACAGTCTGCATATTATGATTGGTTAAAGAAAGGTGAGACTGCAAAAGATGGACTTTATGCGGAATTTGAAAAAGCAGTTAAAAAGGCAGAACATATTGCTGAAGCTAAGTGGATGAGGGATATTTCACAAGATGAAGCATGGCAGTCTAAAGCATGGTTAATGGAAAGACGATATCCAGAAAGATGGGGTA